AACTGTCATCTAGTGTTAAGTGGGCTAAAACTGAAGGATTAAAAGACGTGGGTGTGACTGGGTTATACCTTGCACCCTCTACCACTGTGCAAGGCGTCAACACTTGCAAAATGTCTGGACTATGTAAACACGGGTGTATTGCATTCACCGGCTTTCTTGGATTGCATCATCAAACCACAATACAGAATAGAACACTCGCACTATACCATTATACCGAGCGTTACTTAGTTGATCTTCTTAGAGAGTTATACATACAAGCATTCAAGGCCAGTATTGACGGTAAATCATTGTACTGTCGTCTCAATGGTACATCCGATCTACCATTTCATAAAGTGTTAGATATGGATTCCATCGTTGAGGATTTTGGACAAAGGCATACTAAGCAATTTTTGCAAGGTTTACGACGTTATACCGGTTCAATTGCGCCGGTACCTACTCGAATAGGGCTGGCAGGGTTTTACGACTACACAAAATACCCTATTGTGAATAATCCTTGGGTATCCTACCATCTCACATATAGTTACAGTGAGACAACAAAGAAGGTTCACAGCTCCTTTGATCGGGTGGCCATCGTTGTAACCAAAAAGGATAAAATCAGATTGTTGAACGAATACCCCGCGGTATTTGGTGACGGGGATTTACACGACGTCAGACCCCAGGACAAACACCGGTACATTTTATTGCAAGGTAAACGAGCGACAACCACCGGAAAAAGTATACATGATGATTTCATTCAATCGTTTGATTCTGTCGTGTCTTTGTTCGTTGGGGGTGCAGTATGACTATAAGAATCGAAGTATTTAACGATGATAACTCCATCGATGTATCAAAGTTTGTCGTTCTTAATGATGACATCAAAATCATTGACTACTATTTAGAGTTGTTAGACTGGCAAGGGTGTAATTACATCGTCTATCAAAATGGTGTTCCTCATGTATGGAATACCGAAGGGGGTGAACAATGAGGCGTGATACAAAAATCGACACTGCAATTATTTGCTTGGTGTATCTCAATATGTTGTTCTTTTGTATCGTGTACTTCCCTTTGATTTTGGGGTGGATCTATGGATAGAAGACGTTTACAATTCTGGTTATTTGTCTTGGTACTTTTACAATGTATGAAGTGTTAACATAGACAACACCACCACCACTACTTAACCCCGTGTATTCACTTACATGGGGTTTTTTGTGTATATTGATATGTGAACTGTGTACAGGTTACTACAACTGTGTATACATGAATACCGTATCAATCATAACCAAGGTAAACACATGACAAAGAGACCAAGTACCTACTTAAACAAACCTCACAATCAAATTGCAAAATGTATCCGCGAACAATCGATAACGGGGCTACTGTGGGCTTACATCCAACTTGCACAGAGTGAGATTAAAACCGACGGTAAAAGTGTAACCTTTTCGGGCTCGGACCTGTCAAAGTTTGTCGCGCTGCTACACACTAGGGAGGTAGAATCTGTTTTGTCTCAACCCGGGCCCCAGGACGTCGCTGCGATTGCTTCATGGTTAGAAACATCGGATACAAAACCAAAACAATGAAACATTTGCGTGTTTTGCAGCATGAAACACCAAAACAAATGCTGGTTTTGCAACATCCAAATCCACGTGCTGCGCATACAGCATCGACCAGTGTGAATTGCTGCGATACCAGCATGCATCCTCTTTGCTGCGATTGTGTCAAGAGCTTGCTGCGTTTATGGCATTGCTGCATCTTCAGCATCCAAATCCCTTTGCTGCGCGTGCAACATCAACCCAGGACAATTGCTGCATTTGCGTCACAACGTGATTGCATTGCTGCGCGTGCGTCAATTGCTGCAGCTGCGTCATGGCCTCCCTTTGCTGCATTTGCAGCGCCCCTAACCTCCGGACTGCATTTGCTGCATTTGTAACATCATCGTTAGGCGGGTAGGGTTTTGGGGTGTAGGCGGCTACCTCTAAATATTTTAACAATGTCAAAAAACAGTCCCCATATTTGTTAAGTCTATGCTATCGCCAGTGTGGGCAGGTATGGGGTAAATACGACCCGTACACGGTCCCACCCGTGTTACAGTATTTCACCCATAGCAACCACACCAGATAGCAGGTCGACGGTCTAGGGGCTTTTGTGGCTTCCATCTTTTACCCTTGCATACACTATTGTTTTACAGTATTGTATATTTAAGCGCGTACACAATACACCTTGTCATCGTTGCTTTGTTCTTTAATCTTAGAGGGATACACACTAGGCTAGTATCGAGGGACATAGGATGCTAGCCTTCCTTAACCTACCAGGTCAATACATGGAATCAATACAACATCAGATAGCGCGGGTATTTAGTGACCCTTTTGAATTTATCCAACGTCTTAAAATAGTGGATAAATCTGGTAAGGTTGTACCCCTTCGATTGAATGCAGAACAGATAGACATCATTAACGCTTTACAAGAGGGTCGAGATACCCTTGTATTAAAGCCTAGACAGATAGGGTCTAGTACAGTTGTCTGTGCATACATGTTTTGGAAGGCCTATACAGCAACAACACCACTAACATTAATAATACTGTCTTATAAGATTGCATCTAGTAAACACTTGCTACATATCCATAAAAGGTTTTACCAGTATTTACCAGAGGGATTGAAAAGAGAGTTAGATACAGACAACACAACAGAACTAGCATTCAAGGGTGGTGGACGTATCATAGCGGCGGCGGCTACACAGGCAGGGGGTCTACGGTCCCAGACTTGTAGTATGCTACACATATCGGAGTATGCCTTTGCAGAGAATCCAGAAGAGTTGAAGGCTACGGCTATTAGTGCCTTGAATGATGGGCAGTTAATAATAGAGAGTACAGCCAACTACTACAATGATGCATTGTGGAAGGAAGTACATAAACATCAGATAGGTGAAGCAGATTGGAATTACTTATTCTTTCCATGGTTTAAGCATGCAGAGTATTGTATGGATGACATACCGATAACCCTGACAGATGAGGAGACGAAGTTACAGGAGGAGTTTGGGCTTACACTGGGTCAGTTTGCATGGAGGCGTGAAAAGATAAGTAAGTTAGGTTGGGAGAAGTTCATACGAGAGTATCCGATGACCTTGGATGAGGCGTATCGTATCAGTGGGAATACATATTTTACGTATGATGATTTTGAGCATGTGGATGTATTGACGGTTAGTCCTACAGAGTGGGTGACTTTTGAGGAGCCGAATGCAGACGATACGTATGCGATAGGGGTAGATGTTAGTGGTGGTGTAGGTAGGGATTATGCTGTAGTGTTTTGTGTGTCTAGGATGACTTTACAGCCGGTGTGTATATACCGTTCGAATACGGTTAGTCCGGTACAGCTGGCAGATTACATCTATGACATGAGTGTTACGTACAACAATGCATTGACGTTGGTGGAGAGTAACAACTATGGGTTGGCTACAATACAAGAGTTGGTGCACCAGGGATTTTATCGTTTGTGGAAGGATGCGCATACTGGTAAGGACTTTTTGACAACGAGTAGAAGTAAGCCGTTGTTGTTTGAGAACTTGAAGAAGGGTATACAGACGGGTAGTATACGGTTGATAGACAACGTGACGATGACGGAGCTTCGTAGTATCACAGTAGACGAGAAGGGTATATTGAGGTTTGGTGAGGATGTGGAGAGTCACTGTGACAGTGCGATGGCGATGGCATTGGCGTATTGGTGTTTAAACAGTGTAAAGATAAAGCAGAGTGCATTTTTGCCGGAGTGGATCATCAGTCAGAAAGCGGATAGGCAGTTGCAAACGAGTGGTGTCAGTCCGCATTTGCACAGGAGGTATTAGTGATTCGGTTGTTCAATGATGATTGTATGAAAGCGTTTGCTGGTATGGAGGACAACCAGTATGATCTGGCCATAGTAGACCCTCCGTATTTTTCAGGGTTTGCAAAATCAAAATACACAGGCAATCTGTATTCAACAACCGGTGTTCGGCGAAACCATGAAAAGATAAAGCATTGGTGGATACCGGATGCAGATTATTTTAGAGAGATCGAGCGTGTGTCACGTCATCAAATCATATGGGGTGTCAACTACTATGCACAACATGTATCTAGTGTTGGTCGAATCATATGGGACAAAAGGAATGACGCGTCAACGTTTAGCAAATGCGAAATAGCCAGTCACAGTTTTGGTGTACGAGTAGACCAGTTTAGGTATAGATGGAATGGGATGTTGCAAGAAGATATGCGTCACAAGGAAGAGCGCATCCATCCGTGTCAAAAGCCCGTTGCATTGTATGAGTGGTTGTTAAACACGTATGCCCAAGAAGGTGACAAAATACTGGATACGCATTTGGGTAGTGGTAGTATTGCGGTTGCTTGTCACAATATGGGGTATGATTTGGATGGATATGAAATTAATACTAAATACTATGAAGACGCCAAAGCCAGGTTAGAGTTAGAACAGCGTCAAATGAGATTGTTTGTATGAGTGATGGCAAGCCGTTAAGTGTGTGTCCGATGTGTACATCGTATCCTTGTAAATGCAATGAGAATGTGTCTCTTGAACTGGTTCGTTTGACGTACAAGGTGGGTAGCGATAGGTTTGTGGTGTGGATACCAAAGGTGTTGGTGGACCAGTACAAAAGTCTGTACGAAGAGTTTGAGGTAATGGGTGCGGATGGTCGTGTAGTGGTGTATAGTAGTGGTGTTGTTACGGAGAAGAACAATGAGAACCAATAGAGAAGCAGTGGCATTGATACGTACGGTATTGGATGAACACAACCATTTTTGGGATGACCAGCGCGCGGAGATGAAGAGGTATCGGGATGTCTATGAGAATCGTTTCTGGCAGTCAGAGTATATGGATGACACAATGGTCCGAGTGGAGACAGCCGACTGCTTTAGCTACGTTGAGGGTTTTATTGCTAGTTTGTTTTCTCGCAATCCTGCTGTTGTTGTGGCAAAGGATGCATCAATCATAGAAGGAAATGCAAAGATGGCAGAGGCTGTTGTCAACCGATTTTTGTTTGACAAGCGAGAGCAGCTCGAAATTGCATCAAGACTTGCCCTTATTTATCCTGCTTCATTCCTCAAACTATCCCCTACGGATAGCACGGACATGCTTGAAAAGGTATCCATCCGTGCGATTCCGTGCTGGGAAGTGATAGTGGATATGGATGCGAGTGCTTGGGATGAACAGAGGTTTATGGCGCATGTGTACTACTTGCCGATGCCAGAGGTACGGCAGCGGTTTGGGTCCAAGAAGTTTACACCGATACCCAAGGTGGATTACTTTACTCCACAGGAGAAGTACACTGGAGTGAGTGAGGATTTGCCCAATGATTATTTGTATGTGCAGATTGTAGAGTTCTATGACCTGGCATATGACAAACTGTACTTTTGGAGTGCAAACTACAAAGATGGTGGTGAACTGTTGGAGAAAAGTGAGATACCGGTGCGGACATATGACGACCGTCCCATGAGTCCATTGTGTCCACTTTACTATGCACGTAAACCAGAGAAGCCCATGTGTGGGTTGTCTGCAGTATCTAGGGTGTACGACCAGTTTTACGAGAAGAACATCCTGCGTACATACTGGGCTAACAGTGTGCGTAGAGACAGTAGACAGTACTTGTACAAAGAAGGGTCACTCGATGAAGAGGCACTGGCCAAGATAACGGCAGGTGTGGATGGTGCAATGATTGCAGTGGATGAACCTGTACTCGACGGCATAATCCGTGCAGTGGGTGTAGAACCATTGTCGGGTAACTTTGACAGGTATCTAGGCTACATAGAGCAAGACATCAATCGTGGCAGCATTTTGGCACCGTTTAGTCGAGGGGAAGCGACGAAGGCGACGGCGACCGAAGTGACTGCCCTTGCTCAATACTCCGCATCGGAGATTGGAAAACTCGCAAGAGAGCGGGACAATGCCATTGAACTGATTGCCCTTGCATATCTACGTATCATTGCTTTACTGGCTGAAGACAAAGACCAAGCCGTGATTGAGGTAGAAGGTTTACCAAAGGTCATCACGGTACAAGACTTGGATGCCAAGTTTAAGATTGTGGCACTGGACCAGTCGTCTACACCACTATCTGAAGCACTGAAAAGAAACAACCTTGTCCAACTGCTCCCTGTGCTTACAAGTCTAGGTGTGCCTGCTGACAAGATTAAAGAAGAACTAATACGTATTTATGACTTGCCAGAATCATTTATGGAAGCTCCTCCAGCACCACCAGCACCACCACAAGGTATGGGAGGTCCTGCACCGGAGCAAATGCAAACCACGCCTGGAGAGATAGGTGCGCAAGGTGAACTACCATCTGCACAACTCGCTGCCATGCTCAACACACAGAGACAATAATGCCATTGTACACCTACCGATGTCAAGCCTGTAACAAAATACATGAAGAGATAGTCTCGTTTTCAGACCATGAAAACAACTGTGTACCCAAGGTATGTGGTACTGACACATATGAATCTGGATGTGGCGGCAAACTTTATCGTATGTTAACAGCACCTGGTACACATAGCAGTTGGGCAGGCACTGGCAAACATGGAGTCAATGGCTACTTCTCTAAGGCATTGGGTAAACACGTAGCCAATAGGCACACAGAACAAAAGATTATGGAAAGTAGAGGGTTTGTATGCGAAGCTGACCTGCCCAAAGACCGATGGGATACAGCGGTTGAAACACAGAAAAGACGTGTTACAGCACAAGATAAAACAATAGAAACCTACACGGAGGCCTTGAAAAGTGGTAAAACAAAAGAAGAGGCTGTGGTGGAAGCGTTTCCTGCACGCGATGCAGTCAGTGTCC